AATAGACCGTGTTGAGGATGCGACGATAAGTCTCTGCCATCAAGGAAGAACAATTCTTCAAGCCATGTAGCCCGGTTGAACATTGATTCAATATCTTCCGCACCAGGCTTACTGGCGATCATTGGGTCAGGACGCTGCATCTTGTTCTCAGGTTTACCGGCTCATCCTATTGGCGAATGAACCGGACAACACGTCAACCCTTCACAATCAGCTTGGTCGCACTAACCGCCGTGCCAGCGAACACCGAGCCGACAGTTGCATCAGCTGTCAAGCCCAATGAACCATCGTCCTGCACAAAATAAGACTGACCTGGAGTCAAGCCAGATTGTGCATCATCTACAGATCCAACAATTTGAACAGTTGCAGTTGCACCATTTGAGTAAGCACCGTTTGAAATGCCTATGTAGTTTTCAGTTGTAAGTTGCGATGCTGCTGTTGCAATTTGGACTGCACTTGCTGCTCCCTGACTACCGCTACTAGACGGCTTAGCAGCAAGCAACCAGCGTTGTGCAGTAGTGCTAAAAGCAAGATCATAATGCAGGCTTTCTTGGCCGCGAATACTTGTTGCACCGCCAACAGTTATAGTACTTCCGCTAATTGTAAGTTTTCGGTATTCAAGCGCATTAGCATGGCTTGCCGCCACAACTAAAAACACTTTTTCCGCAAAAGTATCGTAATATGCCTTTGCATTTTCGTTTGGATTGGTTTCATATTCAACTGCCGTACCAAAAGTTAAGCCGCCGTCAGACGCACGGTCACAAGCGATTACATACAAATCTTCGCTGTCATCTTGGTTGCGGTAACTGAACACATGTCGATCAGCTTTTGCGTCATAAGCAGCTTGATTTGTAGAAGAAATCATTATTGTGTCAGCTTCAAACTGCGTAGTTGAACCATCAAGAACTACTCTGCGTGAGGTACCTGTGCCGGTGTGTCTAGCGGCACGAGCTTTACCGGGGGCCGAACTACCCTGTCCCCACCAAATTACATAATTGTCATTTCCGTCATAAGAAACGCTGAAATTAGCATCATGGCCCATAGCGATATGCTCATCGGCAGTTCCGCCCGTCAGCGTATCTCCGTTAGTAACGGTCACCACTTCTGTCTTAATTGTGTTGCTCTTCGTGTAAAAAACAACAAATCCGCCGTCAGGATGAGCGAACATCTTGACCTTATCGCTAACACCACTATCAACTTGCAACCCATCTAGGTTGTTGAAGCTTTCACTCCCTCCTCCCTGAGTTCCTGTTAGCTTGCCAATCTTAAATTGCAGGTCACCGTTGCTTTTGGTGTAAGCAACCCCAACAATATCATTAACAGGATCATATACAAGTTCAGTGCTATTGATTGCAGTAGTTTCAAAAGTAACATCAGCGCCAAAGCTCATCGAAGTGTTTGAGTTAATTGTGATTGGAATTATTTTCCCTCTGTTAGAGTCGTCTTGATCGCAATAGGCTACAAAATGAACATTTTGATCTGTCATATAAGCCGTTGAAATGTTTCTAGTTTGGCCACTCTCGAAATCCGCCTCAGCTGATGTAACTGAAGGGGTGTGCTCAGTAACAACTCTTGCGGCAGATTTTACGTTTCCGCTTGAAGTAATAATTACAGGCATCCCATCGGTCAAAGCACCATCAGCAGTTCCTTGGAAGGTAGGACTTGTACTAACGTCACCCCAACTAATTGCGCCTGATGCGCCACCACTTGTAAGGACTTGGCCGCTAGTGCCGTAGTTTGCACCAGCAATACCAATTTGGCCTGCAGGCCCGACCCTGATCCGCTCAGTATTTTCAGTTGTGACCTTGAAGTGTCCGTCAGAGCCGGTATCAACAACCTCAGCCTCTGTATTGCCCTCACTGATCTTGTCGGTGTCAGCCTGCGTGCCACTAGATGCAGCCGTAATCCGGCCCTGAGCATCAACCGTGATGCTGCTGAATGTATAGCTGCCAGCGGTGACAGAAGTGTCCGCAAGCTTATCTGCAGTTACAGCATCATCAGCGATTTCACTCGTGCCAATAGTTCCTGATGCCGCAGACGTGATTCGACCTTGGGCGTCAACTGTGATGTCAGCAGCCGTATAGCTTCCGGCTGTAACTGCAGTATTGGCAAGCTTTGCAGCAGTAACAGCATCGTCCGCAATCTTTGCTGTCGTGATTGCCGCGTCCGCAATCTCGCCAGTACCGACTGAACCGTTAGAAGCTGAGGTGACGCGGCCTTGCGCGTCGACCGTGATATCAGCCGCTGTATAACTTCCAGCCGTGACAGCCGTGTCGGCCAGCTTGTCGGCAGTTACGGCATCATCAGCAATTTCGCTAGTGCCAATCGTGCCTGATGCTGCTGCAGTAACTCGACCCTGGGCGTCGACAGTAATATCAGCCGCTGTGTAAGAGCCAGCGGTGACAGCAGTATCAGCGAGCTTATCTGCAGTGATCGCATCGTCAGCAATCTCAGCAGTGCCAATCGTTCCAGATGCAGCAGACGTTATCCGGCCTTGTGCATCAACAGTGATGTCGGCTGCCGTGTAGCTTCCTGCGGTCACACTTGTGTCGGCCAACTTCGCTGCGGTCACAGCGTCGTCATTGATTGTGATTGCGCCTGTGCTTGCCAGCGTCACATCACCAGATACAGCGACAGCGGCTGCCACATTGCTGGTGTTGCCAACAATTAACTGGCCAGAAGTCAGACTTACAAGCTTGCTAAGAGCAATACTGCCAGCCAACATCGTGTTGGTAACAGTCCCAGTGTCACCTGTGGTCAGAACCGTACCTGAAACATCGCCAAAATTTATGGACCGATCAGCGGTTGGGTTTGTAAAAGTGAATGAGGTTTCGTGATCGTCAGCAGAGCTGCCCTCAAACGTCAGGGTTGCCGACGTTCCAAGCAACACATTGCCGCTAAACGTTGTCGTTCCAGTAAACGTTGGACCGGTAAGTGATGCCTTTTCAGTGTCAAGCTCCTCAATTGCGGCCTGAACATTGCTAGCTGAAACGTTGCCAGTCGGGCTGAAAGCAACGTTGTTCGCATTAGTAGCTGCGAGTGCGGCAGACAAGTCAAGAACTTGCCAACTTGTGCCTGTAGACAACAAGAAATCAGGCGGAGCAAGGGCAACTGCTGGTGCGTTTCCTGATCCAGTGCCTGACTGACTAACTGTTAGATAGTGATTTGAATTAGATGCCGCTGGTGAAATCAACGGCTGACCAACTGTCAGTCCGATAGCTGTACCCTTTGGCGTTACCGAGGCAACAAGGTTTGTGCTTGCATCGTATGTTCCAGCTAGTACAATTTCACCACTAACAATATCAATTGCTTTGAAGGAGTTCCCTGTCCAGATATACAAGTCATCATGAAATTCATCATATAAAAACTCTCCTGTAAAGTTTGCGGTGCCAAAGTTAACGACTCCAGCTGTATCAGGAGCACCCGCAAATCTGACTGTTGACTGATCGGCAAGTTTCGCACCTGTGATCGCATCGTTCGCGATCAGTGATGTTCCGATCGTGCCTGAAGTCAGTTTTGCTGCGCTGATGTCTGGAATATCAGAAGCAGACAGAGTGGTGCCTGCTGTTATGTGACCACGCGCATCAACTGTGACCTTGGGATAGGTGCCAGCTGTAATGCCAGATGTGTCGTGCGTTAGAGCGCCAGCGCCGCTAACAGATAACGCTCCAGAAGGTATTGAAACTGCTCCTTTTGCAGTTGTTGTACTTGTAGGCAGATCAGATCCAGTTAAAGCAGTAGTTGCAGTAATGTGACCTGTATCGTTAAAAGTAATTCCGCTTGTAGTTCCAGCTGTAATGCTGTCGGTGTGATTTATCTGGCCGCTAGCGGTAACACTTAGACCGCTGCCAACAAAAACACCACCAACTGCAGAAGTAGTCGCCTTTGGAAGATCGCCAGGAGCAATACTGCCAACAGCCGTTATATGGCCTTGAGCGTTGATAGTAAAACCGTTTTTGGTCTGACCAGTGACGCTGGATTGGTGAGAAATAACACCACTGCCATCGACATTCAGACCAGAGGCAGACGGAACACTGATTGCACCGCGAGTTGTTGTGGTTGCAGGATCAACAGAAAACGTTCCAGAGGTAGACGTAAGACCCGTACCAGCTGCCGCACCACCAAGGTCAGAAGCAGTTGCTGCAGGCAGGTCAGTTGATGCAATAGTCCGCGACGTATAAGCACCACCTGCGTCGGTAGGACCAGCAATAAACTCCTTTGCCCCTGAACTGCTGCCTAACGAGCTTGGACTTATAGATGCAAGCTTGGCTGCCGGGATACTGGCGTCATCGATCAGATCAACGCCCTGCTCAACCAGGCTCTTAACAGTGACCTTTTTGGTCTCGCTTGCGCTTACGTCGGCTATAGGCAGAACATCACTTGAAGCCACATCGGCTTCAGCCAGCTCTGTAAGGGCTGTGATCTTCTGATCTGCCATTACCCAAAGCCCCTATGAGACTAATCTTCAAGCTCTAGCTTACCGCTCCCAGCCTGCTCAAGCAGGATGCGATCAGTGTCCTCTTTCAGCACATAATTGCTGATGATGCCCAGTCCCAACTTGATTGAGATGGCACCAGTGGTCACAAAATTGAAATTTGAAACCGTTAGCTGACCTGTGCCCAAGCCAATTGCAGCATTGGTAACGATCCCTTTGAACTCAAAATAAAACTGGTCTCCAGTTGCATCTAGGTTTTTGCCTTTCTCAACAATGTGCAGCTCAGCGTCAAATTCAGCGCCAAGTTTTTGCCGCAAAATTAGTTCGTGCAGATAACTTGGCACGTCTGAGTCAACCGTCAGACCAGCAGCGTCTGGGTCGTAATGAAACTGACATTCAATGCTGCCGCTACCGCTGATCAGGCTGCTTTCGTTTTTGCGAAACTCATCGCTAAGTGCCGTGACATCTACAACCTCGCGGTCATTATTCAGTTCAAAAGAACGAACCAAGCCAAGAATGTTGTATTCAGCTTGGACGCTTTTGACCTCAATTGGAATAGCAGTTGTAATTGCAGCTAAGGTAATCTTGCCTGTGCTTTGACCGTTTAGAGCGTTGGCAAACGTGTCATAAAGGCAAATGCCACCAAGCTCATCAACGTTGATGTACCAAGCACCATCAGGTAGTTGACTGCCACCGTCCCAGCCAGAACTGTCGATAAAAGCAAGGTCTGCGCCATTGGTACTTTTGATCTGTAGCCGGTCGCCCGTCAGCAGCATCTCCTGCGGGAAGTCGAAGCTGAACCGCTTTTTAGTGACGTTTACATCGCCAGGGTCAACCGTGCTGGTAAACGTAGTGGCAGGTGTACTACGTCGCAACTTGACGACGCCTGAGTTGCCTACAAAAACGGTCATAGCGACTTACTGGTGAAATCACCGCTCATGGTGTAATTCACATTGACGCGCATTACTTCACCAACAACGCAAGCCAGCTCGGCACTGGTTAGCACCGCGTCAAACTCCAAGAATTTATTGTCAAATTTCAGCTTCAATCTTGCAGTAGAGGCAATCAACGGGTCCGCTGTTGTGTCTTGGTTGACCTGATTTAATAATTTGACTGGTGCGTCGTCGTAATACAAAACAGTCAACGCTCCAGAAGCTGATCGCACTCCGGTTGTAAATGCTCGAACGTCTTCGCTTAACGTCGTTACCTCTAAAGCATCAGTGTTGGCAGTCAAAGACCATTGCACAACCTTGGCGACTGCACTGCCCCCAAGCTCGACGCTGCCATCTTGACCCGCGTAATACTTAGCCATGGTCAGGCACCCTCAAGCTCGCCGATGAACTCACACGTCACTGTAGACAGTCCTGGCTTAACGCTTGTAACTGATGGCGGCGATGCGTATTTCCACTTCAACAGGCTGTTTGTCTCTCGAATCCAAGGTACAAGCAAGTCACCCACTCCAGCTGCCACATTGCTGCTGGTGAACTCGGCATAGTTATCGTCGTCCATCACGTCTACATAGTTCTGCAGAATTAGTGATGCGTTGGTATCGGTGATATTTGCAAACGTCAGACTCAAGCGGCTGCCTGTTCGTTGATTGCCATAACGAACCCGCACCACAGCACCGTTTTGTGCCTGGAACTGCGTCTCAGGAAAAACACCCGGCTCGTATGAACGGCTGCTTGGCACTAAGGCTGGGAAACTCACTGCAGCCATTAAATTCCAGTGGAAACGAACTGGGTGTCGTCAAAATCCAGTGTAGCCAATGAACCTGAGTCGGTCAGAGGCTGATGAGTCGCTCCAATGTCCACATATCCCTCATCGTCAATCGTCAAACTATCAACCTTGTAAACCCTGTTTTTGTCGGCCTCAACAATAAACTTGGTAAACACCGTGC